ATATTTTTTTTTAAATAATTATTTATGAATAATTTAAAATTGAATCTTTATTTTGTCTATTTTAAAAATAATTAACATCCACCTTCGGTTATTAACACCATGTACACGCTTAATATTGACTATAACGATTTTACATTTGATTGTGTCCTTTATTATGGCGCACTTTTATCGGAAAATGAAAGTATATTTGGTTTGAAAACATCTATAGATATTAAACAAAAATCTAAGAAAAATAGAATCAAAGACACTAAAAAAAATGGAAATGATTTTCGCTTGTATTTTAATACATTAACCTATGGTTCCTATAAAATACCTTTTGAAACCCACGAAATTAATATTACGGTTCTAGAACCTACCGATAAACCAATATATGATGGTACTTACCATAATTATATGGATATATGTCTCGAAGGAAATAATAAGGAATTACTTACTCGTTTTATTGAAAAATCGGTTAAGTATTATAATGAAAATATTAGACAAAGGGGTAGAGACACGGATGAAATTAGTATCTATATATGGGATGAATATTGGGATATTTTACACAAACAAAAGAAACGGTCTTTGAATACTCTTTATTTCGAAGACACTTTCCTTAAAAAAGTTACTATGAAATTCGAATCATTCCTTAAAAAAGAAACCGAAGATAAATATTCCAAATTAGGTATTCCATATAAAATGAATGTGTTGTTTGAGGGTTATCCTGGAACCGGTAAAACCAGTCTTATTTATGGTTTGGCTTCACATTTTGATATGAATATTGCCATCTTACATTTTGATAAAGAAATAAGTGATACTGTATTTCTTAGAGCTTTAAAGCGACTTCCGGAAAATACAGTATTAATTTTGGAAGATATTGATGTATTGTTCAAAGAACGTAAAGAAAATGATAATAATAAAAGTCTATTGACATTTAGTGGATTAATTAATTGCTTGGATGGTATTGCGACACCATATAAACTTATTACATTAATGACGACCAATTATAAATGTAATCTCGATAAAGCATTACTAAGACCGGGTCGTATTGATTATAGTTTGAATTTCAAATACGCAACTAAACATCAAATACAAAAAATGTTTAATGCGTTTTATCCACAATTTGAAGATAAGTTTCAAGATTTTTACAAGAAAATAAAGATGTTTAATATTACAACTGCTACACTCCAACAATACTTGTTTGGATATATGGATGAAGATAGTTATGAAATTTTAAATGAAAATATACATGAATTAGAAGAAATGTCAAAAATACATAAATATGATGATATGAATCTTAATATTTATAGTTAAAAATCGTTCTCAGTAAGATCTCTAAACTCTTCATATAGTCCAGTTTGAAGATAACCATCATCATCCCCCAAATCGTATGTTGGTTCTGTGTTATTCCCCAAATCGTATGTTGGTTCTGTGTTATCCCCCAAATCGTAATGGATTTGTTTTGGTGATATATATTCAGTCGGAACATATATTTCATTTTGAATACATTTATTACTATTTGTATCTATGGTTGAAATCATTTTAGGTTGTTCATAAAGATTTTCATTTTTTTTTCTTAGAAAAATAAATACAACTATCAATACTACCACTAATGCCGAACACCCTGTAATTATTCCCACTGATTTTTTATTGTTATTATCGGTTTGTTCCTGAGATGCGGAACCGTCTTTTTTAATAAAGGTACTAGGTGATAAGCTAACACATCCAGCACATAAATATGGACACAGTGCTTTAATGAGTGGAGTAGAACACTCACTATAGTTGGTATCCACCCGACATAATAAACTATTATCATATTTTTGACAAGGGTCTGTGCTTGGACCATTTGAAGGCATGTCAGTCGGCATATTACTGGGAAGGTCACTCGGCATATTACTGGGAATATTACTGGGAATATTACTCGGCAAGTGAGTCGGCATATTACTGGGAATATTACTGGGAATATTACTCGGCAAGTGAGTCGGCATATTACTGGGAATATTACTGGGAATATTACTGGGAATATTACTCGGCAAGTGAGTCGGCATATTACTGGGAATATTACTGGGAATATTACTCGGCAAGTCACTCGGCATATTACTCGGAACATACGATATTAAATGTGTAGGGCTAGTTGTAGGACTAAATGAATCCGTTTTTCTATAAACATCACAACGGAAAATGCCACAAGGACAGTTATTTAAAAAATGATTAGTACCACATTCCCCATCACCTTCACATAATTCGCCAATTTCTACTTTATTACAATTAGGTAAAAAGAATGGATTACTAGGTGAAAATGTATTCGGTGGACAATCGGACGAATGAATTGGTAGTAATATACCACAATCGGTTGCGTAAACACTATTAATAAATAAAAGAATTAGTGAAAGCATATTTTTAATTTTTTATTATAAAGAAGAAGCGACATACTTTTAAATATTATTGATTTCTTACAATAACCATATTATTTGGGTTTAAATACAACTTAACGTATTCTAATAAATCTTTTCTAGAAACATTCAAACATTGTTTTAAAAAATCTTCGTACGATACTATTTCAACATTCTCTAAAATAAATTTAGAATAATAGTCACTTAAACTATTACTATACTCACAGTTTTTATTTTCTAATAACATTAATTCCAGTTGTGATTTAGTTTTTTTTAATTCATGGTTCGATATTGTAAAATTATCAATGAATTCACGAAATTTCTTAATAAATAAGTTTATGTGTGATTTACTTTTTAATATTGTGTATATGGTTATATCTTTTACATTAACGGTGGTTGATAAACTAATAGAATAAATTAAGCCTAGTTTGTTACGGAATTCTCTATATAATTTGCTACTTAAATTATTAGATAACAACAATTCTAAAACAAAACCAATTTTATGTTTAAAACTAACAAAATCGTAATCGGTCTTGAAATATAATATAATGGGTATGGATGGTTGGTCTTTTTTAGGAGTAACCTTAATAATATTTGTTTTCGGTTCAGTCATTGTAAAACATAAATTTCTTAATTTTGGATAACCTACTTTAAAATTTTTATTACTTTGTATAATTTTAGTATTTATATCTCCAATGAATAGAAAACATATATTTTCTGGTTTATAAACTTTATTAAAAAAATCGGTAAGTTTCTTCTTAGTTGTATTTTTCGTCGAGTTAACAGAATATTTATAATCATACAAATATTCCAAAGAAGTATTAGGATATAATGTAGAATGTAATTGTTTATTATGTATTACATATGTGTGTTCGTGACTTCTTTTACTTTCAATAATGACGGATTCCAATTCATTCGAAAATATGTCATCATTTATTTGAAAATTTTTGAGTGTATTTGATAATATATTTATTAGGTATTGTGTATATTTTTTTTGAAAGGTAAACCTATAAACGGTTGATATGTCAGTTGTACGACCACGATATTTGATACCATAAGCATCAAATTCTTCTTGAATTTTTTTATAGTTTTGGTTTGTTTTTGTTGTAAAATATAGGAACAAATGTTCTAATATATGCGAATATTCTATATTTTCTTTTTTTTCATGGAGAAAACCATGGTTTACTATTAAATATAAATATGTCACATTTTTAATACTTTTTATAGGATATAATTGATAGTTCATTAGAATAATCCGTTATTTTTTTTTACATAAAAACTATTACTAGTTTTACTATTAACTTGATTACTAGTTTTACTATTAACTTGATTACTAGTTTTACTATTAACTATTTCCAATACTTCATAATTATTTTTACCCATTGCTTTTGATATTCCGACATCTGTCCTCCATATTTTATTGGAACATTTGGAATTAATTTCCGATTGTGGTGTATGACCTACAATAACGTGACCTATCTTTTGAAAATTATAACATTTTACATTTTCTTTCCCCATTGACCGATCCCAAAGTAGGCTATCTTTGTCTTTAAAGAATTTCACCACGTGTGTGTCATTTTCGTCTATTTTTTTAAATAAGAATTCTCTTAACGTTTCATTAATATTTTTTATGTTACTATCATTAGTTTCTATATATTTTAATAATTCCGGTGATAATCCTCCATGAACAAATATAATGTCTTTTATTTTTAATATAGCAACACGACTACAAGCCAATTTTTTAGCATACGTGCCACCAGGTTTAAACAAATTAAGACGACCTGCTTCACCCCCAGTGGAAGCTAGGTCTTTATTTGATACATACCTGAAATCGCCAGTGAAATTCATAAATTCATGATTACCGATTAAACAAAATACATTTCCACCATACATCTTTGCTTGTATGTCGAGATCCTCTAGGAAATCTAATACTTTAAGTTCACCGTGTGCGTCTTCATTATTTCGTCCCTTTCCATCTAATTGGTCTCCCATCTGAACAACGTATGTATCCTTGGCAATCCATTTATTGTTTCGGTCTATGATTTCAAAATCAATAAATAATTGTTTCATAGTATCATAATCAGCATGTATATCACCTATTACCAATATTCGTTTATAATTTTCAATAATATCAATTGGATTTGTTTTACAATTCATAAAATAAGTTTAGAAGTTATTTTTTTTTTATTATTAAAATATTAATTTGGAATGTTTTTCTATTTAGTAAAAAATAATTATTTACAGTTTATTACTTTACCAAACGACGATAGAGAGAGAGAACGAAATATACATATATTGGTTTATGGGTGTCTATGTTATATAATTTCACATTTTATCTTTGTGAACCTAATTAACCGTTTGAGTTTATACTTTTGGCTAATATTAACACTCGATTGTTTGACTATGTATTTACTTTTTAATCAACAGAAAAATGATAAAATAGAAATAAATGATGATTTTAAAGTGAAAAATTATGATAGCGATGTAGAAGTGGATGATTTAATAAACGAACTAATTAACGATCAATGAAAATGTTTTTCAACTAAACATATAGCACCTTTTAAGGATAGTTCAATAGTATTTTCAATATTAATTTTCTGTGTTTTCAACATACATACCGGAACCATTTTGGTATAATTAGGTGCTTTATAAGTATCTATATTTAATTTTATGTTATTTTTGTTATAGATACATTTACTTGTATCTGAAATTTTAGTATCATAGTAATAATCGTATAATAAGAGTGGCGACTTATTAGGGTCTGTAATAGACACCCGTTTTAAAGAAATATATAATGTATAATCGATATATGTATTTGGTTGGCATAATATGATAGGTTTGATTAGTTTTTTTTTAATCATAGTTATAAAAATATATTCTTAATATATTAAAATGATACAAATATTAGTTTTAACATTAGTTTTATTAACGTTTTTATATTTTTTATTTAAAAAAGAAAGTTTTCAAACAAATGTAATCGATGAAAATACACCTGAAGAACAAGAAGAACAAGAAGAAGAAGAACAAGAAGAAGAAGAACAAGAAGAAGTCGATGAAATAGCAATTGCTATTAAGAGTGAATTAGATGAAATTAATAATAATATACAACCAATTTTGAATTACAAAAAATCATACGAAAATTATAATCCGGAGTTTGAACACTATGGAAATATTGACTTCGAAGAAAGCCCTAAAACTATGTATAATAAAAATGAAGAATATCCTATAGAACCACCTATTAAATTTAAACCATTCCCAGCAAGAAAAAATGAACATACATGGGATTATACAGGTGTTCATAAAATAGAAGAGCAGGGCGATTGCTATCGTGGTATTGATTCAGCATTCACTGTAAGAAACCCCAAAATGTTTGAACATCCAGTTACCTTTGAACTCTAAGATTCTTCGTTTTTTTTATATAAATCAGAAGCATTCACTTGTTTGCTAACTTTTTTTGTTTTTAATGTTTTTACTATTAATATTGAACCGACTATTAATGAAACAATCATATAAATATAAGGATTATTGATAGTAAATAATAGTTTAATAGAATTAACTATGTTGCCTTTTTTCAATTGTTTGAACGGAACAATAAACCCTTCAATAGGTAATTTGTAATGATCACTATTAAGTGATTGACAATTAAATATTAAGCATATCATTAAATAGTATAATGATAAACCGATTATTATAGAAGTAAATAATAGTAGTAGTACTAAAATATGTGTGCTTAAATCCATCGTATATTATTTATAAATATATAAAAATTGAGAATTAAAGGAAATATTATACTATATATATTATTTAGCATTTAGCATTATGAAGAAAACAAATTTGCTACCGATTATTGACGATTTCTTTGATAATAATGAAATACTTGTCGAAGACAAAGACGACATTGTAGAATGTATTTCAATTATTGCCGATGAGTGTAAAATTAAATATACTAAAGAAGAATTAATAATTTTAGTTGAAAAGAAAATTAAAATTATTCCTCCAATATATAATGCGAGTGACCTCAAAGCCCTCGAACATCAAATAACCGAATTGAAAAAAACTAAACAACCCGAACAAAGAACCGAAGAATGGTATGAATTCCGCCGTAACCGTTTAACAGCGAGTGATTTGGCAACCGCAATGGGGTCAAATGTTTATGCGAGCCGTAATAAACTCATCGCTAGTAAATGTGGATATCGCGAAGACTTTAAACCAGGAGCCGCTATTTTACATGGGGTAAAATTTGAAGCTATGGCGACATTGTTTTATGAAAAACTCAATAATATAGTAATTTATGAATATGGGTGTGTACCGCATCCAACAATAGACTATTTTGCGGCGTCACCAGATGGTATTGTTGATCCAAGTAGTGTAAATAAGAAATACATAGGACGTATGCTGGAAATCAAATGTCCGAAATCTCGCGAGCTTAATGGATTAGTTCCAGAATACTATGAACTTCAAATTCAAGGACAATTGGAAGTCTGTAATTTAGAATATTGTGATTATCTTGAATGTGAAATTAAGGAATGTGACCCAGAAGTATTTTATAATCTTCCAGACGATACATTTAAAGGTCTTATACTAGAAATATATGATAATACCATTAAGAATCGCAAATATATATATAGAACGGAAATACTTGATGAAGCATCTATTAAAGAATGGGCTGGAGATGAATTAAATCGTATTTTAGAAGATGACAATTTAGAATATATTGGTCTTACGTATTGGTATTTTCACAATTATGATGTCATACTTGTAAAACGAGACCAAGAACGTTTTAAAGAAATTAAAAAGAAAATAGATACATTTTGGGAAGATGTGTTGAAACATCGTGAAATCGGGTATGAAACATTAGTAAAGAAAAAATATAAAGCTCCTAGTATTCCTGTTGTAAAACATAGTTTCATTGAAAGCGATTAATAAATTTTATTTTATTTTATTTT